GTCAAATATTTAACTAATTATTTCAGGGCGTTTTCGCGCACCTTAAAAAATGAAAATCAAAACACCTCCCCTACAGGCCACGCGGTTACTGGGCTGTAGAAACTAATTCCTTTTGCTTCGTTTTTTGAAAGTTTGGGCGAAAATAAATTTATTTGATAGGGGGTGTGAAATTCTTGCAACTCTTTTTCGTTTAAAAAGTTTTTTCGTTTTTCGGGGCATTTTCAAACGGATTCAGGCATCGGCTAAAATTCTGACCAACTCTTTTGCTCTTAAAAAGTTTTTCCGTTTTTCGGAGGGTCAAAAAAATGAAAATTACACGTCTTCGTAATCGTCTATATCAAAATCATCCTGAACCGAATCTCTTGTATCCGTGTAGATCACAACGCACCGACAGTTACACACATTGATAGCCCCGCCTCTAGGGTCACCAGCGTAAGACATTGGCCTACCCCCGATAATGAAATCTTCATCCATTGATACCTGCTGTCCATTGGCTCTAGCGTGAGTTTCCCTAGTCCGACCATCTCCTGTAGAGACCCATTGCTTGACCATAGCCACTCCATAGTTATCGCCTACCTGCTTATGGTAGCTCTGATGGGCAAAGCCAGCCGCACTATGAGTCTCAGTTCTAGCGATTAAAGCCGCCCTATTTCGGTTGATTGAGCGGAAGTTCTTCCTTAGCTCACTCGCAATCTGTACCAAAGTAGCGTCCCCTAGCCTTAATTTCTCTATAGATGCAATGATTAGCAAGCCCTGTGTGCGTGAAATGCTACTTATGAAGCTCTCCCTGTTGATAAAGTACAGAGCGACGGCCTGTTCAAAGGCTGATGACCTTCCAAAGAAGAAAGCGTCCCCCTCATCGGCTTTTGCAGATATTACTTGATAGGATTGGTAGTTGTAATCATAGATAGCTTTGAATATTCGGCTCAACTGGGCTTTAATTACTGCGGTAACTTCTACCTCTACATCTCTAACAAGCAAAGCGGCATCCACAACCTCCCCGCCCTCTACTTGCTTGGATGCTATGTTTACCGTCTTGTTGAAGCTAGTCTCTAACCGCCTTTGGAATCCCCTGCTTAGATTATCCCTTATCCTAGCTTGTTGGACAGCGTAGCGCCTAGCATTGATAGCGCCCTGCCTAAACCCTAAAATCTGATTGGCGGTTTGTTGCCTAGCCACTTGATTACGCCTTTCTTAGCGTGGAAAACCTATGCCCTACAATAACGTCAGTGGGGTCGCTTCCTTGGTAAATCCTAATGAGAGCCGCTGGATTATCCTCAGATGCATTGAGCGTAAAGTCTGTTTTAGGTACGGATAGCTTGCCGCTTTTTACTATCTTTGTGATCTTACCTCTAGCCCTGCCACCTGAGTTGTCCCAGCTAACCATATCACCAACAGATAAGTCATCTGCTTCTGCTTTGCTTTCTTCTCTTACAATCTGCGCTCTCTTAGCCTTAGCCCAAGATTGCCCTGCATCACCACCCCACAAAGCCCAAGCAATTCTACCCGCTGATGGATAACCCTTTTCAGATGGGCTAAACCCTTCGCCTTGCTTGTCTACTTCATGGCGGGAAAAGTAACTGTGCATCCTAGTAACCACATCAAGGGACAGCTTCTGGCGACCAACTAATTGATTAGCCCTAGTCACGCCTACCTGTGTGCCGCCCCTTTTATGCTTTTTTCTCCAATCTAGCCCTCTCTGCGCTTCTTGAGCCATAGCCTTGCTTGGTGTTGAATCTATATCAGACAGTGCCTTAGAATCATCATACAGCTCGTAATCCTTGCTATCTTCTTCCTCTACTGGGGCATCTGGTAGCCCTTCATTCAAAGGGAATAAACTAGCGTTAACCAACAAGCCATCCGCTCCATCAATAGCGTTTAGGCCAAGGCGTTCTCTTGCCTCGTTCCTAGTCATGATGCCTTCCTTTACTGCACCGATAACATTGTCATAGATTCTCTTTCTGCGCTCTGACAAGGCTGGTATCTCGTCGGTGTCAAACTTAAAGTAAACATCCTCGCTAAATTGAGGCATCAGCCATTCGTTAATATCTGACTGAACCTTTGATAGCATAGGCAATATTGTTTCTTCATAAAGAGCCAATCGCGCCTCAGCTACATTTGAGTAAGTTTGTGCGTCTGGTACGCCAACCAACTGACTAGGGACGCCAAAACACATGGCAATATCGGTTGCACTCATGTGTTTTAGGTTAATAAAGTCCATATCCTTGGGTGAAAGCCCCATCTCTTTCCAATCAAAATCACCCTCTAACAGCATCGGCCTACCTGCATTATCAGTTCCAGAAAACCTATTGTTTAGATCAGTCATAAGTTGCTGTCGTTGCCCTGCGGTTAGGCTGGTTGCAAAACCGTCTGAATCTTTAGGCTTAAATATAACTGCCCCTGATGGCCTAGCTCCATTATTGAGAAGGTTAATGTTGTGCTTGCTTGATAGGTTATGTTGGTCAACTTCAACAGCGGCCGCGTTAAGTGGTGATAGGCCGTAAAAGTCATCAAGCGGGTTCCATAGCTTAGTCTGCTTTAACTCACTAAATCCGCTATCTTGGTCTACATCATAAACAGCCTCAGTTCGTCCGTTTACCTTGTATTCGTATCTTGCTGGCATAGCCCCGCGACCACCACTAATGGTAATTCTATCAGGACGGAGAAGGTGCAATTCTTTAGGGACGTTACTAATACCCGCCACCTTGAGCATATAACTATTGCCAGATAAAAGAAGATAGCCAAACAAGGCGTTCATAAACTCAGAATAGCTTTGAAGTGGGTTGGGTCTTTTGAGAAGGCTTTTAGCTGGATGGTTCTCTATTTCATCCCCATCAGCATTGCATATCTTGAATGGCACACCTGACGCACCTTTTGCTATTTCATTAACGCACCGATAAACGATAGCGTTCTTCATGTACCCTTCTGATGCTAAATCTTCGTATTGGTAGTTTGTTGGCTGGGTAGACCCTACTCCGAAATACCCGACCATAGATGAGTTCTTGGTGCTTACTGGTTCTACTGTCTTCGCTCTAAACCTATCAAATATAGCCATTATGAAATTCTCCAAGCAATATCACCTGATGATTTGCTTAATTCAGTTAATCCCCATACCAAGGCATCAAGCCTATCGGGGGAGGGTTTTGGCCTGTCACCTGTGTAAGTACACATCTGCTCTTCTAGCTCTGGATAAATTCCAATGTGGTGGACTTTGCCTTGCTCGTATAACGCTGATATTGGCTCCGCTCTAAGCATCTTTCCTCTACTAGCATGAACCGATCTATACTTGCAGTTTACATCAACGCTTCTAATTAGACTCTCAACTAAATCACCGCCATTGTTAACTTCCGCAACGATCAGGTTAGCTTGCCATGTGTGATAAAGCTCTACAGCTAGTCTCGCCCAATCGTTTGGAGTATAGACACCAGAGCGATCATCTAACAGATAATACTTCTTATCAGCGTCTTTTCCTACTACAACGATACCTGACTCGTCAGAATCAGCGTTAGCAGTAACCGCTGGGTCAACCGCTACGATTATTTTAGTAAACTCTGGCTTAGTGTCTCTCGGCAACCTACAGGCATCTATCATGCTGTTGTTCCATAGCGCCCCTTCTAAGTTATCAAGCACCTCCGCATACAATTCTTGCCTACCTAGCGCAGTACCTTCATACCTCTCTTTTAACATCGCCAGCGTGGATGCCGCTAAGTTATCAGAGTTTTCAAAAGTGTTACCTGTAGTAACAACCACATCCTTTCTATCTAGCAACTTACGGATGAGAGGCGTGGGTTTGGGTGTGGTGGTAATGATGCATTGAGGGTTCTCACCCAATCTCAAAGCAAACATTAGCTGATCAAACGCCTCTGGGTATCTCCATGCCGCAAGCTCATCACACCATGCTCTATGAAACTGTGGGCCACGCAATCTATCTGGCTCTGTAGCAGAAAATCCAAATATTTTTGAACCGTTAAATAAACGTATCTCTGATGCCGATGAGTTATAGCCCTGCCCTCTCCCTGAAAGCATAGTGTTCTCAGGAAGGGTCTTTAAAATTCCCGAAATACCTCCGAAAGCCACCCGCCTTATATCTCCGAATGTAGGAGTAACAACGGCTACCTGAACATTAGGGTTTCTCAAAGCATAAAGCATAGCATCAGCCGCGCCTGTGCGCGTCTTACCCCACCCCCTACCAGCAAGGATGAGCCATATGTTCCAATCTCCAGATGGAGTTATCTGATTTGGTCTAGCTGTAGCAAGCCATTCAGTGTATAGGTTTGCTACCGCCTTGTGACTTTGCGTTCGCAAGCTCGTCAAGTTGTTCCATAACTCGGTGGAAGGCTTCTGGATTGTTGACATCTGCTGATACCTTTGAAATTTCTTGAGCCTGACCTAGTGCTAACTTTCCTAGCTTCTGGGCGTTTTGAGCAACGTGAGATGCATCCCGCAACTCCTGAATAGTCATAGCCTCATCATTAGCATTTATTTGTTCTGCTTGATAAGCCCTTTGCAATTTTCTTCCTACCCGACCCAGCATAGCTTGAGCGATCTGTATAGCCGTGTCATCAAGTCGCTTAGAGTCAGAAACCATCTTATCTATCCGCTCAATGTCTAAATATTCTTGAATCTTAGACTGAACTTTATTTTTTTGACCCTGCCAATCTTCATCAGAAGAATAGCGAAAAAGAGTTGCCCTAGAAACTTCATGCTTTTTATGAAGGGAATCAATCGTAGGGTACTGCCTAACACCATTTTCATCAGTAAAACCGTGAACGTATTCATCTCTAATTGATATTTTTAATTCTTCTGTTAATTTAATGCTCATAATGCTAACCGTTATCAATTAATCTGATTATGTATTAATACTTGCTAGTTATCTTTATTCGGAGAGATCATATCGTTATATTTTTTTCCTGTAGATTCAAGAATAGCATCCTTCCCTGTAAAGTCTTGCCATTGCTTGATATTCACATCACAGTATTTAGGGTCTAATTCCATTAAAAATGATTTTCGGCTTGTCTGTTCAGCTCCAATCATCGTGGGGTTTTTGAAAAACTTCTGTGGCGTGAATATTAGTCATATCACTCCTCCATTTCATTTTAACTCCATTGTACATTATAGCTTAAACCTTAAAAGCCCGAAAGGAATAAAAAAAGGGACGTAACGTGCATTTTTCCCTACTTTAAAAATCTTAAAAACTTAGATCTGAAAATTTTATAAATTTTTGAGGCTCTGAAAAACTCATAAAAAAATTACTTAATTATTTAGACCTAAGTTTGACCTCCAAAAAAATTATAAATTTCTGAGGCCTTTAAAACCAGTCAAAAAAAGTAAGTTGTTTTTATTGGACTAATTCAAGCTCCTGCAAAAATGAAAATAAAATGTCACCCCCTGAAAGCCCCGCAGTTAAAGGGCTGTAGAGTAGCGTGATTTTACTTTAGGTTTTCAAAAGTTTCAGCCATTTTTTTATTTATTCAGCCATCAACTAAAAAAAACGCAACTCTTTTTCGCTTAAAAAGTTTTTTGCTTTTTTCGGCAACATTTTAAATTATTCGCTAGTCCTATAAAAATTTGATCAACTCTTTTTCGTTTAAAAAGTTTTTTGGTTTTTGGAGCGCATTTTAAAATGGTTTTTTGTCTACTTTAAATTTCTTAGACTCACCTGTCGTGATCTTTCCGTTTCCCATTTGGCCTCTGATATTCTTAATATCCTTTTGGCTGTCTCAGCCCTTACCGATAAAGTTTGAGCCTCAAGATACCTTCCCTCCCAATCGTTATGGGTTCTCACCAACCCCTCAGCCATAACCCCCGATGCCTTATTTCTCATATGCGCCATCTTGATAGCGGCCTCCCACGCTTTAAAGCTAGATTCAACCTCAATATATCTAATTTGAGCCGCCTCATAGTTAGCAATAGCGTCCTCCCAAACTTCAATGCATTTATCAAGAGGGTCAGACCTTAGGTTTTGTGTATAAGAATTGTTTTCACCATTCACGTCGTTTTCTCCTTAGCAGTTCATCCATACTTACATCAAAGTAATCAGCTAAAGTCTGCACAGTCGTAACTCTTGGGTTGCATCCAGACAAGGTTCTGCTGATAAGTGGTTGGCATAGGTCTGTAGCCCTAGAAATATCGCTCTGGCTTACTCCATGCTCTCGCATCAACCTGATAACATTTGTTGAAAGGGCATCTAACCTTGATAATTCTTTTTCCGTCTTTTTCATTTTTTTCATTATTTTCTCTCCGTTTTTATTAAGTATTTAATATCATGTATCACGTTTTCGCTTATCTGGCTGGTTGTATATCTTAAGACTCGCCACCCACCCATCATTGCGGTGTTGTACTTAATCAGATCAGCAGAATACCCCGACCCTCTTGTATGCCGCCCATTAGCATAGACACCCCCCTCAACCTCAACCGCAATTTTTAGCATTGAAGGAAAGTCCCCTATCACAAAGTCAAACCGCCACTTTCTTATATCGTGAAACCTAAACTCTCTGTGATAAGGTATTTTGTAGTGCCTAAGCAATATGCAAAGCGCCTCTTCACCTTTTGAACTAGCGGCCATTACCACGCCCTCCATATCCATAATCCTCGTTAGGAGGCTCTACAAACGTCCTACTGGCAAAGTCAAAATTAAACGTAGCCTCGCCTATCTGTCCGTACATTCCTTGCTCTCTAATCTTCCTCGTTATCACTTGAATACTGTTGTTATCAAAATCTCTATGAACCACTACCACCGCATCAGCTTGGTTGTGCCAGTGAGCCGCGCCACTAATGTCGTATGCGCTGGGCGCTTGGTATCCGTTGTTCTCTTTCTGTAGCTTGGTAGGATGGGCAACAACCCACGTTGTAATATCATGCATCTTACAAAACCGCTTGCACTTGCTAATAAAATCTCGGATATGCTCGTCTTCCCTATAGCTACCCTTTCTACTTGCGTCAACCTCGTTATAAGGGTCAATAACAATGCCATTGCATCCGTACTTTTGTATGCTCACCTTCGCAAGCTCAAGAATTTTATCCACGCTAGGGATA